CCTAACTTTGAAGCGTAACCTCCTAAAACTTCATCTATTCCATTATCAATAACCTCCCTTAGAATCACAGTCGGGTTATCCACATTCGAGACGTACATGCCAGGTCTGTGTCTAATATGTTGATTCCAAGAGAGGGTTTGAATGTCTATTTTACTAGCTTTGCTCATGAACTTTAACTGTTACTGGAATTAAGCCATCTCTAAGTTTTCCACCTAATTGTTTAAAAGTTGTCGTTGTGAGATCTAGTACTCTATTCTTTACAAACGGACCTCTATCAATTACAGTACAAACGGCAGTAGCTCCAGTATTTGTGTTTGTTATTAAAAGTTTAGTTCCAAAAGGGTATGTCTTATGTGCACAGTGGTCTCCATAAACATTTAATCTCTTACCTGATGCTGTATTCCTGTTATGAAAGTTGTCACCATAATAAGAAGCGTATTGTTGTTGTGAATAAACCAGTGAACTAAGAGTGATCCCTAGAATTCCTAATACCTTTCTCATGCACTACTTCTTTTTCTTAACTATATACTTTAACTCTACTACATCCCCCTCTGCTACATCTGTTCCTGCTAGTTCAAGAGGTGCTGCTGTTCCGTTAGAAAAGTAAGCTGAGTCGTTTTTAATAGCTTCAATCGTTACTTCTTCTGTTATTTCTAGTTCTTTCTTTTCGTCTTTGCTGCAGCTCACTAATACTACTAATAATGCAAAAGCTGTAGCGATAATATCTCTTTTCATTTTATTCTTCTTTTAATTTGTTATACTTTTCTTCAATTTTCTCCGGGGTAATCTCACTATCAATGCGATCGAGAACTGCTCCAGAATGGCTTAAAAATAGCACTGTTGGGATTGATTTAACTCCGGCTTGATTACATAGCTCTAAATTCTCCTCAAAGATTGCTATTTTCAGGTAGTCTAGACTGATGTCGGATGTCTCTATTTTTCTCAAGGACTTTATGACATGCCCCACACCAATCTGCTACAACTAGTGCTACCTGAATCATCTTTAACTTAATATCTTTCCTAAAACTTCATCCTCATCCATCAGCTCAACCTCTTCACCTTCGTAGTTTAACTTTACTCCAGTTCTGTGTCCTAGCCATACTCTATCTCCAGGTTGTAAGTGCTCACAGTCTTTTCCTACTGCAAATATCGTACCAGTTTCTTTTAAGTTTCCCTCTACAGTTAAGAAAGTTGAATCCATCGTATCTCTCTTAACCAGTACTTTTATTCTTGTAAGTTCTAAATTGTTACTCATGTTCTTCTTTTAGTTTAGTATATTCCTTTAAAATTATTTCTGGGGTTAGTGGTTGTTTAGTCTCAGCTGCTCTTGCCGATTTCTTAAGGAGTTTACCCAGATCATCAACAAAACAAATAGTAGGTAAAGTCTGAACCCCGTATTTCTCAGCTAGTTCAGGCTCTTCATCTAAATCTATCTCTTCAATCTCTGGTAAATCTAAGTCCGACTCTTTAATTAAGTTAGACAATACGGAGCACTTATCACACCACGAAGCTCCAAATTTTAATACACGCATTTTATTTTATTTGTTTGTTATTCTTTAAATTCCCATCAAACTCTAACCCTAGCTTCAATAACTCTGTAAGGAATTTAGCTGAGTCTTGTAATTTAGTTCTATCTCTATTGTAAGTTAAAAGTTCAGAGAGGTCATTTGCTGAGTAAGCCCAGAACTCCATCTCTCCTAAACTTTGTCCCTCATTCCTAAAGTTAGCTCCAAGTACAGGTCTCTTTCCTTTCATATTGTCAGAGGTTACTTTAGCTCCTTTTTCTGGTAGTTGGTAGAGTTTCATAAGGTACATATCTCCCACTAAAATCTTGTTCTCCGTATAGAGTCTTCCTGATTTAGTATAAAGGTGTTCCCCATCTAGACTTACATTATATTTCTTAGAGTAATCCCTTAATTTAGAAGACATATCCTTAGCAAAGTTTCCTGTTACTATTGGGTATATCTGTTTATCTTTCAAGCTGTCATGGTACTCTAATATTTGTTTATCACTATAAGATGCTAGTCTAGGGTTTATTATGTCACTCAGTTCTGCTCTCATTACTTTAGGGTTTCTATCTTTATCAAACTTGGCATACATCGCTCTTGATAAGTTAGATAATCCTAGTTCAAGTAGCTGAGAGACTATTTTTCTTGCTCAATTATGTTCAGATAAGCTCGCTACTTCTTATCCCGGAAATTACTCCAGCTCCCTATTTCTAAGGACGTTCAGACTATATCACATAAAAGTTTTACCTTCTATCCTTGCGCTTCCACTCGCTTAAGTGTACTCTACTCCTTTACTACAGTTTCGATAGTCGTTGAACCCATAAGGGCTGCTGATTGTCCTCACCACCACATGTAGGATATCCCAGCAATTCACAAGGTTTACCCACCGCAACAAGTCGACTTTACGGTGCTGTCCGCGTTCATTATCACATCTATCAACTGCCCATCTTTAGTTCTTGGCATCTCATCTTCAGGAATAATTTGTGAGCATAGACCTTTACTTCCATACCTATTTGTTATCTTATTCCCTACCTTGAGTTCATTGAC